GCCGCTTTCGGTCCAACGTACAAAGAAGGCAACATGCCCTTGCCAACCATTTGGGGTGCCTCGCCAGAATACCACAATATCGCCCTCTTTGGCGTCTTGCTTCTGCACTTCCTGCCCCCACTTAAGGTAAGAGCGAGCGTCGAGCTTTCTGGTGCTTTCTAGGCCGACATACTCAAGCATAGCGCCGGCAAATGCAGAACACCATGCTACTTCGTCTTCCTTGACCCAGCCATGACCCACATCCTTAAAGAACTGCAAAATCCGAGCCTCATGTTGTGCTTTACCCTTCTTCTCACGGAGGCCAAGGTGGCTACGTGCTAGCTCATATGCCTTGGTTTGTTTACTTTTTGTTTTAAACATTTTACTTAGTTTTATTTTTGCAAATTTAATCATCTACATATCTCCAATCTGGGAAGTTTTTAGAGCTTATTCGTCGATAAACCGTAGCCTTGCTAATTCCATATTTTGACATGGCGGTTTCATATGTAAACACAAAACCCCCTATCCACATATCCCTAGCAGAGACTCCGCTTTTATCTTCTTTTATTGTTACACCGTCGTAGTTCCAATCAGGGAAATTAGACGAAACCAATCGCTTCCTTATTGTGCTCTCCGGAATACCTATGCAACGAGCGGCTTCTTTAATACCCCAGAACCCCCCGAAAGGTGTCGTTACCCCTTTGCCATTGCTTTTTAAAGGGGCGTTTACACCCCCTTCGGCTAGATTCCAACCAATGTTGGGCTCCGGACGAAGCAAGGCTTCAATTTTTAGGCAATCATCTCGGTTCCCTTCAAAAATCAAGAACATGTCGCAATCATCGTGTCTTACTAGTTTTCTATTAACTAGTTGGCACCTTGATGATTTTCTTCTGTGTTCTTTAAAACGTTTCTCAGGATGAATACTTACACCAACATAACCTTCTTTGGAAATATTTTTATGTTCTTTTCTACGTATCCAGTAGACATAACATTTATCCTCATAGTCTGCCATTATACCTTACTTTTTATTAGACCAGCTGTCAATCATTTTCTCACCCGACCTTCCCACTACATAACCCCCAACGCCGATCGTCAGTAGATTCCATAATTCAACTGGCAATTCTAGGACAATCATCTCTGGGTAGAAGATTCTAATAATGGGGAATAGTAGGTAATTACAAGCAATAATTATCACTACTACCATCATTAAAAGGGGCCTCCAAGAAGCCGTTAACCAGCTACTTGACTTTGATTCAGAGAGGATGATCTCTCCACGGATCTTTTCTATACTGTCGGAATGTTCTAATAGCGAGAGTTTTACTTCGCGTTCAATCTCCGAGCGTTTGTCTGAGTCAGGGATAATCTTTTTTAGGACATCCCCGATAATAGGCGCAAATAGCGCGATAATTGAAGTCATTTATTTTTCCTAATATGGGGGGTAATAACCCACAAATTACATAGCTGGAGTCTCCGGCCAAACTACATTGAAAGGCGCTCCCGGTTGATCTGTTATATCTCTTAGATCTTTTCTGTATTTTACCCAGCTAGGTGAACTTTTTCTTGGATTATCAGATACCTGAGTCCAGTCACTACTGCTTAGCTTGCTGAACCTCTCTTGCCTCAACTTACTCCAAGCTTCCTGTAGATCTTCTTCTGGGAAGTCCCCTGCCACTACTGGTAGAACCTCTCCACTTACTACCTTGGAGTTCAAATCAGGCAGGGTCTCGACTTCTAGGACTGCATAATCATCGTCCTCGTAATCTTGTGGATTTTGGTCTCTTTGTAGCGTCTTTAAGCTTTTTACTCGACCATCCGATTTTCTATAAACAACAATATTCATCTCTTAGCTCCAAAAACTGACAGTGTACCATTAGCTAGGGTGACACCGCTGTTGGCTCCATACCACCATATGGCTATCGAGTGAGTGCCCGCAGACAAAGAGCCGCTCCAAGCCAAGTTGGGCATATCATTAGTTGCATCACCACCTCTTGACATTACAACCCCTCCGTTGACTAAAAGTTTAGTTTCATGGTATGAAAGCCCTGAGTAACCTTGTGCCCCTGACCACGTTACTAGTACTTGACCAGCTGCATCTAGTGTTAAGGACACAGATTGCACCGCACCATCAGCAGCACCACCCGCTTTATTGATAGTGTCAGTTGTTGATGCTGGTACAATTACCGCTTCCCCTTTGATCTGGAGAGTGTCGATAGAAGCCTCTACGAAAGAAGCGTAGTCAATATAGGCATTTTTGATGTATGTTCCCGCAGGGAAGGTAACACCATTTACCGTTCTTGGTGCGGTGAAGATTGTAAAGGGTTGGTCTCCGGCAGTACCAGTGGAGTTAAATACTGCAAACTGGTCAGCCCTTACGTTGAAAGCGGACCCTCCGACACCGGACAAAAGTTGGAAACCTGAAATGTTTCCGTTTAAGTCTACTGTCACACCGTATTTACCCTCTAGGCCATTGATGTCATTTTCAATCAGGCTAGTAGTTGTAATCGTGGCGTATTCCCCGGCAACCTCTGACCTAAGAGAGTCCACTGCTGCTGCGATAACTGCATCACCAGAAGGGTCTAGGGCATCCCAAGGGATTACCGCAGGGGCAATGTCCGCAGCAGTTACTTGGCGCGTAGACCCTGAAACAGGGCCAACGTAGTTAGAGGTGTTGCCCGAGTGGTCTACAGACCTAATCCAGTAGTATCTTGTGGTCAAAGGGGCGAGGTTAATCCTATTAAAGGTGCTACCCGCCGCGTTTGTAAGTTTAATTGCCGAGCCGAGGGTTGCGGTGGCACCCTCCCATATTTCCGTGTCCCTAAAGTCAAGATCAATAGGGTTAACCCAAGCTAGCTCAATGGAGCCTAAGTCCCCTTGTGCGGTTAGCCCCGTAGGGTCCGCAGGCGGAGTTGTATCGGGTGCAGGTGTGGCTACTGCGTCTGTACTCCAAGGCCCGTAAGAACCCAAGGCAGAGTAGCCTCTCACTCGAACCGAGTATTCTGCTGCAGCTGCTGGGTTAAGGATGTCGTATGAAGTGGTCCGAGTAGTTGCACTATTGCTGTAGGTGGGTGCAGCTGAAAGTTTCCACTGTACCTCGTAGCCTTCTACGTTTGCCTGCAGGATTTCGTCCCAAGTAACAGCAAGCCGACTGAAAGAAGTTCCGTCACTACCGATATTAACCCCCGGGGTGACCACTACGTTAGTGGGAGCGGGGATGCCGTAGTTATAGATGGGGCGGTCCTTGTAAGGGATGTCGTCGGAAACATTCCAAGCAAGAGCGTTTACATCAAAGAAATAAGCGGTGATTTCTAAGCTTAAGTCTTCGAGAACTTTGATTTCTTGTACTCGGAAGATGTCACCGTCAATACCTGACTGGGGCAGTGTGACCTTGATCATATCCCCGGGCTCTACCGTCAGAGCTTTCCTTGATACTGTAAACTTTACAGTCATGAGGGTGCGGGAAGACCGCACTATTTGCTCTGCACGAGCTAAGGCGTGGTATGGGTCTGTAATACCCTCTGCACTACCCTCGAACCTCAAGGGTTGCTGGTTGTCTTCTGACAAGTAGTCTAGGTGTACAGAGGAGCCCGTTTCAGGCCAAGTAACCGAGTCTGTCGCAAAGTCCTCATGCTCGTTCTCGAAAGTAACCGTTGCTTGGTTAAATCTTTCAGTAGCAGCGGGGAAGGAGATGTCGAAGTTCCTTCTTAGGATTTCGTCTTCCGTGAAATGGTGTGAAGGGTCAACAAGTGCCTCCAGTGCCGCTTGGCTAGAGGGGTAGTCTAGGTGAAGCCTATACTGACCCTGCTCAGACCATGTAAGCTCTGCGTAGTGCATTGTGCCTAGAATACTCTCGATGTTATCCCGGATAGTCCGAGCGGTATCGATAGTCAAGTTGCATTCATAGAGGGGAATGTCCCTTGTAGGTACTGTTGTGAGAACATAAGCGCCCGTGGGCTCCTCGTCGCTACCCCCGGTTTTATTCCACAGATAGTAGAGACCCGTATCGTCTGCTTTAAAGATAGTGTCGGAGAGGCCCTTGTCGTCCGGGTTAGGGAAGTTTGCGAGACTTGGGTATGCGCTAATTGGGAGCATCCCGTTGATGTGTCCGGCAATCTCCTGCCCCGGCAACACAATAGTATCACAAATATCTGCGGCTCTTTTAAAGGATTGTAGGTCGATGGCGGTCGCAGGTAAACCCCGTCCGCTGATGTCGTCCATAAGGTAGTCCAACAGAACATACGCAGGGTTATTTGAGTAGGCAGAGGACGGGCTTAGCTCGAAAGACTCGGTGATAGAGCGGACTTTTCGGCCCTCTACAAAGAAACTCACATCAGGAGCACCCCCGTAGTTGTTTTCATCACGGTTGAGACGAAACACCATACCTGCATAAGATGTGAAATTACTAAAGACGTTGGTGTCGGGATAACCGTTTAAGGTCATCATGGGGTCTACGCCGCCTTCGTTGTGGGATCGAATCATCAAACCGTGTTTGTAGTCCTGATGGTTCCACGCCTTCCCGTTTACATCGACATGTTTAACCCCATTAACGCCACCCTGACCATAGACTTGGTAACAGAAAAGAAACTCGTTTTTGTCGCCATCTACATTGTCGGCGTTATTTAGGGTATGCGAAAAAGACTGAACACCAAACTCATCCGGGCTAGCAAAATAATCACTGGAAACCCTGTGGTCATACTGGGTGCCGAATGCCCTCTGCCTCCCGTAAATCATTGGTAAAGATAGCGCTTCGTTTCTGACTTGGAAGACAGAACCCTTTCGCTTCTCGGCCGCACGTTTCATCTTATTCTGTTGAGATATCTGATAGGCGGTAGACGCCACAAATATGATTGCCTGAATAATCTTTAGAATAGCCATTATACTTTACCCCATCTTACTTGAAGGTCATAACCCTCGTGGATTCTATCGAAACTGGTGTCGGTTACGCTAAGCTGGTCCATGCCCGCCCTTGTTGTATAAAAGGATCTGACAAGGTCTAGATCGGACATAGGGGAAGTACCTTGGATTGTCAAGGTTTTGGATTCGAAATCATTACTGATTATAGGTGTGTCCACGTAACCCTTATAAATAGGGATCACCTCACCCACGCCGAGCAATGGGGTTCCTTGAGAATCAAAGAAGCCAACTTGAACTGAGATATTCTTACCAACAATGCCTGTACGAGCTTCCGCAAGTAGTTGGTTGTCGGGGTCTGCTACAACAATGTCATAGCTTTCTCTGTCAATAATCGAGGAGATCCTTGGGCTGGCAACGCTAAGAATAGCACCACTCGCCACGAAGGTATTGCCATCGTGAACTGCGTCGAAGCTCAAGCTTGACAGCCGATATGTGGAATTAAGCTCTAAGGTGATTAGAAAGAAGAAATCAAGCTTATCGAGACTCTCAAATAGAGCGCTAATAGTAGGGGAGAATGTTCTCATAGTTACACCGCCTCGATTAAGGTGATTGCCCCAGCTTCTGCCAGAATACCGTCTTGGTAGGTGATACCGCTGATGTTGTCTACAGATCTGAAGTAGGTGAAGTTTACAGAACTTCCCATTGCAAGCTGGTCTGAAGTAGTTAATGCTGTATTAAGCGGAGGGTATACTTCAACAACAGCAGAGCCCGTACCACTAAAATTAACGTCTTGCTTAACAATATATACTTTATCATGGTTGCTAAACTTAACAAAACTACCCCGCGGGAGAGTTCCTGAAGTAGATGCCACGCTTACACTCACTGAGGTGTCTCCTCCCGCTGCGGCTACACTAACAGGGGCGGTCGAAGAAGTTTGTGTTGCACGGTCATCTACTTCTTTAAGTTGCGGCATGACCATGGTATTGGCTGTGGCTATCTCATCAATAGACCCTAAGAGGATATCAGCAGCACCGTCGTTCGTCAAAACCGAAAAGGTCATTTCCCAGCGTTGTGCACCTTGTGACGCCCGGAGTTGCTTTAGGGAAACGGAGTCAGTCGCAAAAACAGGTTCGTTTGTTGTAATTTGTAAAGGGGCAAGGATCTTGCTACCTTTGTAGTAATATGTTGACATGTCATTGTCCTTGAATTATTGGTCTAGCGAGAAAGTGTAGAGTAGTTTCAACGGGTCTTATGCGTCGCCCTTCGATTACCCCCGTATTCCCTGTAGAGGTTACCCACCAGTTACAGTCTGCAATAAGAGCAGTGCCACTCCCATCGTGGGTCAGGGTGTAAGCGATGTCACCGTGTTTTGGTCTCTTATTAGTTATCTTTTCGTAA